CGTACCACTGTCTTGCCGTGTATGAGCATCGCTTTCCGCCTATTTTTTCGTCTGCTGTGCCAGAACTAGCAAGCGCGTCCATTTTGTGCTATACTTGACGTAGAACAGTTGCACGCCTTCGCTGGATGGTTCGCTATCCAGCGATTTTTTATTACACTGCGCGCCATTCGCCGGGTGTCTTCGGGCATCCGGCTTTGTGTGATTTGGGACAGTAGCCATGGGCAATGAACAGCAAGAGGTATGGGATCGGCAACCGGACGAGCCTGTACGCTGGTATGCCCGTTTCGCGCTTTTTCGTGATATGGGGCCAGCGCGCACAAAACTGGGTGCGGTCAACCTTGAAAAAAGGCTTGAGGCCCAAAAAGCGGGAAAGGGCGGGAAAGAGCAGACATTCAAGCCTGCAACCAGGACGCCAGGGGCCTGGGAAGAGGCTTTTCGCCAATGGAACTGGAAAAAGCGCGTTGAGGCGTGGGACGAGGAACAGGAGCGACTTGCTCAGGCGGCATGCAAGTACGCACGAGTCTCTGAGCGGCTCAAACTTCTGGAGAAGTGGCTTGATCTGCAGAGCGGCCTGATGGCGACGCATGTCAGAGAGAAAGGCTATGCGCGCGCCGACAGCATGGAGCAGTTGCGCGGGCTGCTCGATGACATCGCTAAAGAGACTGGTGGACGGGCAAAAGTGAGCAAGAAGGATGTAACGCACTATTTGCCCAAAGAGTACATTAATATGCCCGATGATGATGGTGTAGAAGCATTGTGAAGGCGGTTCTTTGTCGCCCAAAGGAACGCGCGCCGTATCAGGCGTTTGGGGCAGCCCGCATTGCCTGGCGCTCGCATCGTCCTGAGGTGCTGCTCTGTGGCCCGGCGGATACTGGCAAGAGTCGCGGGATTATCGAGAAGCTCCATCACTGCGCGATGAAGTATCCCGGCGCACGCATTCTGATGGTGCGCAAGACGCGCAAAAGCCTCGGCCAGACGGCGATGGTGACCTACGAAAAGAAGGTCTTGCCGCAAGGCTGGCTGGGTCCGCTGATTCACTTCGATACGACCGATCAGCAGTATGAGTATCCGAACGGCTCGATCATTGCGGTTGGCGGCATGGACAATGCGGAAAAAGTCCTCTCATCCGAATGGGACATGATCTATCCGCAAGAGGCAACGGAACTCAGTGAGAATGACTGGGAAACGCTGAGCATGCGCCTGCGCAATGGGGCCATGCCCTATCAGCAGCTCCTTGGCGACTGCAATCCGGGTCCGCCAACGCACTGGCTGAAGGTCCGCTGTGATCTGGGGCTGACCTACCTGCTGAATTCCAGGCATGAGGATAATCCGTCGATCACGCCAGAGCGGCTGGCACGCCTGAAAGCACTTACGGGTGTGCGCTACTTACGGTACTTCAAAGGCCAATGGGCGGCTGCTGAAGGCATGGTCTATGAGCAGTGGGACGGCGCGGTACACAAGGCCAGCAAGAAGCAACTGATTACCTGGGGCATTCTGAGGGAAGATGGGAAGCCAGGGCCAGCCGTCAAGCAGGTGTTTGCCTCAGTAGACTGGGGCTATACCAATCCTGGGGTCGTTCTGGTCTGGTTCGTCGATGGCGACGGCCGCCTGTATCTCATGCGCGAAATCTACATGACGCAAAAGGTGGATGACTGGTGGGTGGCACGAGGCAAGGAACTGAAAGCAGAGTTTGGCATCACGGCTTTTCACTGCGACCCGGCAGAGCCTGCCTATATCGTGAAATTTCGGTCGAATGGCTTGAATGCTCTGCCGGCGACCAATGACATTCGACCTGGCATCACGGCTGTTCAGTCGCGTTTGCAGCTTGCCGGTGATGGTCGCCCGCGTCTCTACGTCTATGAATTTTCGCTCATAGACCGAGACGAGACGCTGGTGGATACACATAAGCCGTTTTGCTCAGAAGGGGAGATTTTAGAGTATGTCTGGCCCAAAGCACAGGACGGGAAGCCGATCAAGGAAGTGCCGGTGGATTTGAACAATCATGCGATGGACTGCTGGCGGTATGCGGCTATGGCGCTGGAGGGTCCATCAGCGACCGCCTCGATAGAGGCGGTCAAAGAGCGAGCAGAGCGACAAAAGCAGCGTGAAAGAGAACAACAAAAAGCGCCGCCAGTGCAGCGACCATACTGGCAATGAGGAGGAAGATGAGCGATTGGCCGTCTGGTGAGCCATTTCAGTTCGGCTCCATCTGTACGGATATCATCATGGGCAGAGCCAAAGGGATAACGCCATGAGTCGACACCATAAACACCGCAAACCACAACCCACACTCGATCGCTCCTTCACCCCGATTGTCTTTCCCGGCGGCGCGACCATGTACGTGCCTGCCAATCAACTGCAAACCGTCCTGGGGCAAACTTTTTACGGCTCAAAGGCTGGCTTCCCTACCGGTGCGACCCCTCTGTTTAGCCCCGGTCAGCCACTTCCACCACAGCCCGGCGTTGACCCCGGCGGCATCCCTGTACGCTATCCATTCCCACAGGCAATCAATACCTACCCGCCTGATCGTTCCAACGGCAATCCTGATATCCCCAGCTTCCAGCAGCTCAGAATGCTCGCAAAGATGTATTCTGGCATCACTTTGTGCGAGAGGACCTGGTTTGATCTGGTGCCACGTATGCGCGCAAAAATCACGCTGAAGCCGGAATATGTCGCACAGGGATACGAAGAGAAAGATTTCCAGAAAGAGATCAGCTATTTCAAACGCTGGTTTGAGAAGCCGGACGGCAAGCACACGGCAGACGACGGCTCAGCGATCGGCGGCAAAGATACGCATACGTGGCTGCGCAAAGCCTTGCGGGAACAGACGCAGATCGACGAACTCTACATCTACAAGCATCGCACCCGTGGCGGCCAGCTCCTGGGACTCCATATCATCGCCGGCGACTCGATGAAGCCGATTCTGAATGACTGGGGAGATACGCCAGTTCCTGATGATGAGAACCCCTGGGCCTTCCAGCAATACCCCTGGGGCTTGCCTGGCATGCTCTATACCACTGACATGATGCTCCATTACCAGGAAAGCCCGGCTGCCGATACGCCATACGGCCAATCGCGGGTCGAGCGCATTATCATGGAGGTCAACCAGGCGCTGCGCAAAAAGAAGCGCGACCTTGCGCTCTTTACCGAGGGCAACATGCCGAAAGCCATCGGTGAAGTACCCGATACAACCAACTGGACGCCTGACCAGATCGACAGCTTTGAACAACAATGGAACGCGCTCATGGCCGGAAACACCGCCCGGCAAGTGCAGATGAAATTTACCATGCCTGGCATGAAGGTCATCCAGATCGACAACGGTCAGATCATGACCGACTTCGATCTGTGGCTGCTCAATATCGCCACCGGCTGCTACGGCATGAGCATGGGCGACCTCTCCTTTACCGGTGACATCCACAAGTCCTCCGGTGACTCTCAGCAAAATGTCCTCTACCGCCGGACGATTGGCCCGATCGCGATGATTTACGCCATGATGCTGACTGACTGCATGAACCATGATTTCCCTGACGAGTTGCATGGCGAACTCTTTGATCTGACCTTCGGCGGCTTCGAAGAGGTTGAGGACGAGCAAGCGAAGGCCAGCACGCTCACGATGTATACCAGCGCTGGTATCCTCGGCCTCTCCAATGCCGCAAAACTGGCGAAATTGCCAGAGGAACCGGGAGGCAAGCACCTGGGTCGTATGTTGCAGACCAAAGATGGCCCGGTGTGGTTGGACGATGACGAACTGATGGCCGCGCAAAAGCAGGCACAACTCGCAGGCTTTCAGATGGCGACGCAACATCCACAACAACGTGTTGCAACAAATTCAACAGGAGACGAAGACGATGAAGACAGCAAACTCCCTCAATCGAAGGCGAATCCGAAAAGCGGAAAGCAGACTGGCCCATCCGCGCGCCTCGGGGCGGCAACGAGTGCGAGCGGTACACAAGCTGGCACATCTCAAGGGACGGGAAAAGCGCAAAATCGCGCAGTCGGCACTGAGGCTCATACCGACGCCGTATCCATCTGGCGAAAAGGCACCTGCACCTGCGATGAGTGTGTAGCCAATGATGGTCATGTCCGCGTTGCAGGCGAGCTATTTCCGAGCGGCGCGAGCAAGCCAGGTGGACATGATGGCTGTGATTGCAAGCTAGAGCCGGTTGCGTTCGATCGCGCTGCGCAACAAAGAGGTATGATGATTGCGTTCATGCTGGACACAAAAACCGCGCAAAAGCTGGCGCTTCCAGACGGTGAACCGGCTGAAGACTTACATGTGACGCTGGCATTTCTGGGAGATAGTACCGATTTCAAAGGCGACATTGCCGCGCTGAAAAGTGCGCTCGCGGCGTTTGCTTCTGCGTCTGTGCCGCTAGAGGGATATACCGGCGGCATTGGACGCTTTACCCCTTCTGAAAGCTCAGACGGCATGTCGCCGGTGATTGTGCTGGTGAATGTGACCGGCTTGCAGGCGTGGCGCGCCGGGCTTGTACATCTACTGGAAACCATTGGCGTGAAGCCTGCCAACGATTTCGACTACACCCCTCATATCACCCTGGCTTACGTCGATGAGGATGATCCTCTGCCAGTAGAGCAGGCCCCGCGTGTGCCGCTGAAATTCGACACGCTCTGTCTGGCGATTGGCGACGAGCATTTCCTGTTCCCGATGAGAGGCAAGGACGAACTGGCCCGCGCTGACATCAAACGTTGGCGGACCCGTGCGCTGGATGATGTGAAAGCGGCGCGCCCGTTCCGACCCTTTGCTTCTGAGGTGATCCCCCCTGGAGAGCGGCGCATCATTGAACAGGGACTGGCGACAGCTTCCACCTCTGAGGAGGTACGAGCCGTCTTTGAGCGGGCAAGAGAAGGGGATACACGTTTTTTCGTTCCCGCCTCCGCAAATGGAGGCAGCCCACAGCAGAGCAAGAGCGATTGGAAGCCGAAATGGTAGCGGCGCTCTCGTCGCTGCCTTTTGCAAAAGGCAAGCCACCATCGCAGGAGGATCAAGAGTCGGTTGCGCGGCAGATCGCATCGCTTTTTGCGCAGGCACAGGCGATAGGCCGCGCCCACGCGCAAGATGAGCAAAGCCGTGCGCTGGCATGGAGCGCTGGCAAAAATCCGCTCGCGGCTGCCTGGAATGTTGTGAGCAATTTCGTTGACCGCATCACATCCTGGTTTCGTTCGCAAGATACAGAGAGTATCAGCGAGGACGATGTAGAGGCAGAGGTCGAGAACTTAGCAGAGACGGTGGCCGGTACCGAAGTCGCCTCGGTCATCGAGCAGGAAGTTCTGGACGCACTACAAGAGCAGGGCGTCCTCAGCATTGTCTGGATAGCACAGGACGGGGCCTGTCCAACCTGTCAGGCGAACGCTGACCAGGGCGCTATCCCGATTGGGAGCGATTTTGAGAGTGGCGACGCGAAACCGCCTGCACACCCGCGTTGTCGCTGTAGTTTAGGTATGCCGTAATGGAGAAACAATGACCTCGCCCCACGCGCCCCAACAGCAACCGCCGGCGAAAGAGCGATGTCCGATTGATGGACATGCGCAATTCTTCTATGTGGCGCGTGGGCTGGCCTATCGCTGTAGGCATTGTAAGCAGGAACATGTGGTAGCGTGGGCGGAGATATTAAAGAAGTATCAAGAGATGCGAGAAAGAGACACAAATGGGACTTCAAAGCAGGTGTAGCGTCCCGCTTGTGGCAAGAGTACAGGTGAGCGGACTGCGAAGCAATGGGCCGCTACACCTGCTAATATCACGTGCGTCGTAGATCTTGCAACCATCCGCACTATAGGCTATACTTACCAAGAGAGTCTATGAATGTCCGTGTTGCGGGTTGGTCATAGATCGCGATCTGAATGCCGCGAAAAATATTCTTGCTGTGGGATTACACAGCATCGGTGCAAACCCGTAGAAGCCCCTGCCGAAAGCCAGGGGGAGGAATCACAGCAATAGAACGTTAGAGCTTTAGCCCGTTGAGGCATTAGGCCATCTCGAAGAAGACGAGGTGACCTTTTTCTATGCCTACAAACAGAAGCACTGATACGCTTCCTGTCGATGTTCTTGAGCGAAAAGACTACTCGCAAAAAGAGCGCGACCAGATGGATGATTCTGACTTTGGCGACCCCGAAAATCAGGCATTCCCCATTAAGACGCCAGAGGATGTGATTCACGCGGCTGAGCGCCTGCACAACTCCAAAGGCGACCAGGAAGCGATCAAAGCGCGCATCAAGCGTATCGCCAAACGAAAAGGCTTTCCCCTCCCGCAAACATGGCAAGACGAAGAGAAAGACAGCACAAAGGAGAGAGCTATGCCCTCTCAAATCACAAGAGACCGCGCCGGCAATCACGAGCCGATGAGCGGCACCCACACCCACGCGCATCCAGCCTTCGGTTCGCAAGGTGACGATGAGACCCACGAACACGAACACAGCCATAGCGATGATGCTGACCACCAGCACAGCCATG